CTGCACGGCTGCCATCTTCGTTGACGTAGTGCCAGCCTCCTTCGACTTTGACAAGTTCTTTTGAAGACATTTCGCCATTTTCTTCTTTGAGATGGTATAGTTTGTCCTTGTATTGAACCCAACCAGTGACCATCGCTCCTGAAGCATCAAGATAGTACCATTTGCCATTCACAAGCACCCAACCAATGGCCATTGCGCCATTTTCTTTGAGATAATACCACTTACTATCATCCTTCAACCAGCGAGAAGCTATTGAATAACCTCTCTCGTCGAAGCAATACCAGATGCCATCAATCTTTTCCCATTTGTCTTTTGGGTAAGATCCGTCAGGATATTCATACCACCATCCGGTATCATTCTTTTTCCATTTAGGTTTAGCTTCTTCGTCATCTAGTAAAACAATGTTTTTGTCGTACGGATTTGAAGAATATTGCCACCAACGGATTCCGTCCATACTTGGGAAATATTCAAAGTCAGCGTTACCATCGTTTAAACCATACCCGGCAATCCAAAGGCTGTTTGGGAATTTCGCAAGAATCTGCTCATAATAGATATTATTGAGCGTGAATGGCTTGTAGCTGTAATAAATTGGCTCATAGCCATTTTCTTTGAGGATTTCCATGAAGCGAATACAAGCATCTGTATTTGCCTGTTTATCTCCGCTTGCGTGATCTTCGTAGTCGAGGCACAAGTATTTTACTTTTTGGGGCACATTATCAAGGAAGTAACGTGCTTCTCGCTCAGCTTCTTCAATGTCACCACCAAACCAAGCAAAATGATAGAATCCAACTGGTGTGGATTGCTCAACTTGAGCAGACAGGCAAGGGTTTAGGTAATTTGTACTTTCAGAAACTTTGATAATAGTATTCTGTGTACCCATGTCAGCCAAGATACCTGTAATATCGTATCCATTGTGGCTAGATACATCGATGAATAAGTCGTTTTTCTTCATTGTTTTCTCCTAATCCTCGCTTGGCTCGTAGTATTCGAGCGCTCTTTTGCTATCAGAAATTCCTGCAGTTGTTGGGTCATTCACGACACCAATCAATACCAGGATGTAAACGAATGTGTTCACACCGTCCTGGATATTTTTGGGGATTTCAAGCCCGAATTGTTGGGCCATAAGGAAGATTGCTCCAAGAAGAGCAATGAGTGTTGTTTTGTTTTGCAAGCGCAATTTCCAGTTAATCATTTTGAGTTTCTCCTTTTATTGTTGTTTGTTTTGAATTAAGTTTTTAAGCTCTCTCACATCCTCACCAAGCGATTTTACTTGCTCAGCTAGGACCAAGATAGCCTTATTCTGTTCATCGTGGTTATCGAGCCGCTTGTTGGCTGATGTCTTGAATTCGTTCAGATTTTCGATATCTTTCTCTAAAATCGTAAGACGATTTTCCTGCTTGGTTGCTTTATCTTTCATCGAAAAATAAAGACCAATCACAGGAATGAGGGTGATAAAGATCTGTACGAGAAATCGTTCATAACCTGGCATACAACCTCCTTCTAATCAATACGTGGCATGACAACCGTCAGAATGCCTTTTTGCAACATTTCAGCAAGAGCCTGTTCTTTCCAAGTGTAGCCTTCAGATGGTTGCATCTGGAATTTCAAGATGGTTTGAGTTTCTTTTGGCCACTTTGGATTTGTATCGTACGGATAAGGCATCGATACGATGTCGCCGTTCGTATAACGACGGTCCTTGACAAGCGGTTTGATAAACTGTGCAACTTTGCTGTAAGTGTTCGTTGGCATACCACCATTTTGGCCAACCGCTATAGCAATGAGAACTTCAGTAATCGCTGATACGCTATCGATGTTCTCTTTGTTCACTGAGAGATCAGTCTTAGCTTTGGCCAAGGATTGCACTGCTTGTTCAATCTCGGCTTGAGCCTTCACGATTGCAGAGCCTGGATCTAATTCAGCCTTGATAATATCCAGCACCGCCTGAATCAAGACGTCCTCTTGCTCAGTCGTGCGGTCTCCTGCGAGCTCACGCATGTTCGTGCTGTAACGGGTGCCATCTGAGAGACGAATTTCAACCACTGTCTTGAGATTATCGCCCAAACCTCTTGTGTAAGGCTTGCCTGCCAATTCATAGTTATTGATTGCCATTTGTCATTTTTCCTTTCACTTCTTCAAATTTAGCTTTGAGTTTTTCATCTGATTCGATGATTTGCTTCATCTGCTCAAGCTCCATCGCAGTTACTGTGTAAAGAGCTTCAAGCGTAGCTGATTGAGTAGCCTCTTTACCGACCTTTTCACCAAGCGACTTAATCGCTAGGCTACTGATTTGTTTGTCTTGTTCGTTCATGCTATTTTCTCCAATTTTTCTATTTTGTGATTAAGTTCTTGAATGGCCTTAATAAGATAAGGTACCAATTCAAATGTGCGATACGAGTAAGCTCCATCTGGATTTTCATAAAAAGCTTCAGGAACATATTTCTGGACATCCTGCGCCATAATACCGCAAGCGATGTCCTCTATTTTGCCATCGTACTCTTTGCGATAAGAGTACGTTTTGAGTTTCTCAATTACATCAAGCCCTGAGACTGTACTATCTTGAATATTCGATTTGTAGCGACGGTCAGAAATTTCTTTGTTCATCGGAATCCAGTCATATCCTGAACCACTGTAATACATATACAGATAGTTATTCGATGGTTCAAAATTTGAGTAATTCGACGAGTGAATCCAGTAACCGGATTTTCCTGAATTCTCATTTCTGTAGTAGATATGGCCCGTTACACGTAAATCTCCGTGAACAATAGGTGTATTCCAAAATTCAGCTTTGTTATAACAGTACATTTCACCAGACCGCTTAACGAACCAAGCCGAGTCTCCAGGAGCATTCCAATCACTGCCCCAATTTACCCATAATGCCGTTTGTGTCCATCTGCCATATCCATTACTCATACCAACAGAGAATTGATCTCTACCCGTCAACCAGTATACAGACGGATCTTTATCATGTGTACCAAGCTGGAATCCACCGATTACCCCTTTGTATCCTTCAAGTAAAGTCGCAGATACTACTACTGACCGAATCTTGTTGATGAAGGCTTCTTTAGCAGCAAGCGTGTCCGTGAAAATATCATTTGAGACGAACAACCGAGCCATGGCCGAGTCCATAATCAGCTTATCAGCTGTGATAGTCCTTGAGCCAATAATTTCAGCATTCAGCTTAGCAAAATTACCCTCACCTACAAACAAGCGCTTGAAGTAACCATCAATCGCCGTTAATTCGTCAAGCAAGGTCTTACCCTTGAGCCTAATTTTCTCGGCTTCAATCAAGATTTGATTGTTCGTTGCGTTGATTTGCGAGACGATAGAGCCAGCACTTGTCAGATTTTGAACAGCCCATGAGCCAGCGAGCTCAGTCATTTTAGTCTGCGTCGCTTCAAGAGTCTTATCTGTTTCCATAGTCGCATCTTCAGGAGCTGGTTGCCATTTACGCTCAGTCTTTCCCTCGTAGAAATCAAGCTCTGTCATGAAAAGACCGCCCCATTTATTAGGATTGTTGCGGTCGTATTCGAATTGCAGATAGCCCTCATCAAAATTACCAACATTGAATGTAACGGATTTTTTGACTGTGCTACCATTATCGAATACTGCTCCGTCAACCCACCGAGGCTGACCGTTGAAAATCAGTATCTTTTCCTGATAATCCGAAACAGAACCTTTTACACGCTTGCAGAAATAAACTCTGAAATATTTTGAGTTATTATCGAATGCCAAAATATTTAGAGTATAATCAGTATTTCGCTTGGCAATGAACCGTGGGCTTTTAACTACTGCGCCAGGTCGCAATTCAAACATACGCTTTTGACCGTTAAAATAGAACGGGTGAGACGTAAAACTCAAACGACCATTCGCTTCTGTCCAATATTTCAGACCGTCGTCCGCTCTCGAATTTCGGAGCATGTTAGGGCCACCTACGTTGGCATATTTCCCAACCTCAACTTGAAAAAGCTGATTAGTCAGAGTCATGCGAGCGACCTTCTCAGCAATGTCAGACTCACTACTGCCAATAATGCGCTCGTACAGCTTGCTCGTTTCTTGTACACGCTGAAAATCAAGCAAGTTAGCTTTATTATCCAGTTGAGATGTAATGCTATCAAAACGCTGTATAAAGCCCTCTGCGGTCTTTTGAAACTCGGCCCTGGTCGCTAAGATATCTCTCTCCGTGTCAGATCCTAATTTCGTGAATGACTCAGTCAGACCTTTGATATCTTCTTTCGTAGACCTGCGAAACTCAGTATGGTAAAGTCTGAACTTCTTGAGACGGTCATTTAGAATGTCGAGTTCGGCAGAATTTGCTTTAAAACTATCCAAAAACGACTCTTTTGCTTTCTCAATCCCGTCTTTTGCTTGTTCACTGATGCGCTTGGCTTCTTCAGCAAGCGAGTTGCTAGCACCAGCTTTCGTCAAGGCTTCATCTGCTTTTTGTCGAGCTTCACGAAGACCTGCGCTATCAAAATCACGAAAACGTTGGTCGATTGTCTCTATCAGACTTTGCTTGACCTCTTCCGCTTTTGCTTTGGCAGCATTCAGACCGTCTGTGAATTGGTTGACTAGCTCCTCTTTTTTTCTGTCAAAATCTAGGTCAGCATTCTTGATTTCTTTTGCCAATTGTGTAGCGAACTGACCTTGTAAGTGCTGGGTTTCGTTTTTAACCGCATCACTAACAGCGTTAGAAATCATATTGGACAAACCTGACTTAAATTTTCCAAATCCAATAGATAGTAGCTTCTTAGCCATCGGGGAGTAAGTATACTTCGTGATTTTCTTGCGAACGTCCATCTTGAATCGATCATGAAATAGACTGACAATATCAAAAATTTGAACAGGAACATCACTCTTTCCTTCGACTTGAATTTCTAAACTGTCTTCAAGCATGTCGCAGAGTGTTGTTCTGAAATACTGCTCACCATATTTTCTAAGTGTCGCTTCATCTTTCACGTCCTGGTCATTAACATCAATCACATCTTCATAGATTTGACTGTATTTGTTAATGAGCGGACTATCTACCACAACGGAAAACTTGCGATCGGGTGCTTTCCCTCCCTCACCTTTGACGGTTGCATTAAAAGTGATTCTAGTTTTTAAAGACTTCGTTGATGTCTTTTGTTGATAGCTAGACAGGTTTTTCTTATACATAAAAAGCGATTCATTTTCTGAACCGCCATTTTTCAAAAGTCGAACCTGGTAACCATGACGTACAAGATCGCCACCCCACTGACCAAGGATGGAGTGTTTATCTTTTGTAAATGCGGTCATCGCGTTGACACTATCAGTATTGAACGTGTGACGTTCGTCGATGTCTGAAAAGAAAGAGAACGGATTATCACGAGTAATACTTCCAGCAAAGCGACTCAAAGCAGTTGAACCAGTCGCTCTATCCAAAGAAATCGGATTGATGACATAGTTGTTCAATAGTGTAAAGGATTGATTCGCATAGACTTGAATATAGCCGTGTTTCTTTTGAACCTCGAAAATGACGAAATCCTGTTCACCATGAAGGTCATCAGCCTTTAGAAATGTTTCTGCCTTCAACTTCTCCCACAAAGCATCTGAGGTCGGAAAGCGAAAAGTCAGTTGATAGGTACTATTTGCTTCTTGAGAAATCTTGTCTGCATAAGCAGCATTTAGAGGAGTATTCCCATTCGTTAAGTAAATCAAATCTTGTACCTCCAGTTTGGCCGAATAATCAATCTAAGAACATTTCCAGTAAATGTAATACCACTTCTACCAGTTGGGATTTCAAAGAACCCACCGCGCTTTCTGAGCGTGTTCTGGACCGCTCCAGTAGCATTGTAGATATTTTGCTTGCCTTGCCTACAATCAATTGTAGCTTTCGTTTTTATATTGAGATACATTGTCTCTCGGCCGATAGTAATCGAAACATCTCCATCTCCCTGAACTTCAATAATAGGTTCAGAGTAAATGGTTCCTGGATTGTTAATTGTTCCTGGTCCACTATAAGATTCAGGATTAACCGTTTTTTGATAGCGAAAAGGCTGCATGTTTAGCTTAATTTTCAATTGCCATGCATGATTGCCAAAAGGTTTATAGCTAGCAGTTAAAAAATGAGCATAAAAAACAGATTCAGGATGATAGCTAAATTCCAACTCATTGTCATTCGATCGAAATTTATCCAGGATAATCGAGATATCAATCATCTTTGTAACGTGAATTGTAAAAGTTCTGTCATAGCTATCATAAGAACCATCTAATACTCGATAACTTCCATTCACACCATGAATTTCGGCCACCTCTCCTTTCGGTTTGGCAGCCTCAACTTCTCCAAAGTCGGTTACAATACAACCTGGAAGGGTCGATGTATTAAAGCCATTAATGATCATATAATCCATTAGAGTCCCTCCCTTCCTAAAATAGAACCATGTTGTTCGTAAGTGTTCAATGAGATTTTCTCATTGTCTAGATAGATATCTGACGATTTTTCAAGGATCGCTGTAAGGATAGATTCCAAACTTGACCTCATAATCGCTATCTCAGACACTGTTTTACTCTCTTGTACTTCAAGCTGAGCTGATGGCATGGCCAAACGGGCTTCAAGGTTTTTTGTGACAGATGCAGTTGAATTTAGATCCAGATTATCACCTGAAAACACATCAGAGATTTCTCCAGCCATACCACCTACTGTTTCCTTAACACCTTTAAACCTTTCTTGTAGTCCTTGGTCTAAACCTTGCATGATTGCATTACCTGCAGGAATCAATAACTTACGGTCATATTCAATAGGTCCTTTATGATCTCGAATCCAATTTGCAATTCCACCAACAAAATTAGTAACTCCTTCCCAGGCTGATTTTAATCCTCCCAAGAATCCATCTAAGATTGCTTTACCAGCAGACCAAAGATTGATATTTTTAATTCCATTGAAAATGCTTGTTACATTTGATACTAGACTGCTTACCGCTTGCTTCATGGTATTCCACGCTGTTTGAGCGCCACTAACAAGTCCATTGATGAAACCAAGTACAAGTGATTTTAGCCCAGACCAAGCTGCGCTAGCTGTTGATTTGATATTTTCCCAGAGACTGGATAAGAAACTTACAAAGTTATTCCATAAGTTTTGAGCGCCTTGAATCAATCCAGTAATTAGATTCGATACTGTAGATTTTATCCATTCCCAGGCCATAGACGCAGCCGTTTTGATAAATTCCCAAATTGTGCTCAGAACATTAGAGAAGTTCTCGAACACACCGGTAGCGTATCCAACGATAACATCCACAACTCCAGAGAAGTATGTCTTAATACCCTCCCAAATCAGAGAGATTCCATTTTTGATTCCTTCCCAAATCAGAGAAAGATCTGCTCCTAATTGATCAAAATTTCCTGTCACCAGGTCAATGATAACCAAAATAGCACCCAAGAAAATCGATTTGATAAATTCCCAAGCACCTTCGAAGATCATTTTAATTCCTTCCCAAACTTGAGTAAGACCATCTGAAATGTTGTTCCAAATATTCATGAATCCGTCAATGAACGGTTGAACAACCGTCATGACAGCTGTAGTAATCAATGTCCAAGCGGTAGATGCAGCCTCCTTGATTGATTCCCATAAGTCAGAAAAGAATGTTACAACAGCATTCCACATCGCCTTTAAAGACTCAACATAAGCATTCCAGGTTGTAACAACCCCATCCCACAAAGTGCTAGCACCTTCAGAGATACCAGACCAAAGACCGACAAAGAAATCAGCAATCCCTTGCCAAGCCTGCTTGATCCAATCCACAAAAGATGACCAAATTTGCTGACCAGTTTCTGTTTGTGTAAAGAACCATACAAGACCTGCAGTCAATGCTGCGACTGCCGTTACGATTAGGCCAATCGGGTTTGCAGATAAAACTGCATTAAAGATACCAAACGCTCCACTTGCTCCCATAGTTGCAGCCGCATTCGCCGCCTCTGCAGTAGTGAGTGCACCGGTTCTTACGAACTGAGCTAACATTAAGCCATTCGTAATAGCTAGAGTTGCATTCCTGATTGCTTCTATTCCTTTTATTACAGTCATTACAGCTTTGTATCCAGCCCATGCACTTGTAATTCCGACAACTGCCGATTTTAGAAGATCTAAAGCAATAGGTGAATCTTTCAGCCATTTAGTAAATTTACTAAAGTTTTCAGAGGCTTTGCGAATAAAATTTGTAACGGATTCAAATGCTGTTCCAAGAAGGTTTACTCCTTGCTCTCCGTCTTTGATTCCTAAAAGATCTCTGACGAAATCACCGACAATCCCTACTACATCACCAATTGCAGAACCAATGTTCTCAAAAGTAACTCGGATATTGTCTGCGATGTTGACAATTTGAGTTGCAGCTTCCTCACTAAAACCAAGCGTATTTAGAATATCAATGTTATCCTGCTTGCTTAATGACCCAAAAATCATGTCAAAAAAGGTCTCAAAGATTCCTGTTACACGAGATAGTTGATCAAAAACCGCACTTCCAAAAGCATCCCCAAAAAGCTGAGAAGCAATCTGACTAATCCCTTCAGTCAAAACCAAGCCAAGGCCAGAAAAAATATTTCCAACCATTGGTAAAAAATTATCAAAGAGAAAGGTAGAGGTTGTTTTAAGCAAAGCATGTAAAGAAGGTAGAATATTCTCCCCTAGAGCTAACTTTCCAAGTACATTCTGAGCTGCTGCTTTCATGGATTCAAACGATCCGCTAAAAGTAGATGCTGCCTCTTTAGCTGTTGTTCCAGTGATGTCTAAATTCTCCTGGATAGCATGAATGGCGCTATAAACATCAGAAAGGTTGTTAATGTCGTACTTGACACCAGTCAACTTCTCTGCATCAGCCAAGAGACGTTGCATTTCTTGCTTTGTACCACCGTAACCAAGCTTCAGGTTATCTAACATGGTGTAGTTTTGCTTCGCAAACCCTTGATAAGCCATCTGAATGCTCTCCATCGATGTCCCCATCTTATTAGCATTATCTGACATATCAATCATGGCCATGTTTGCTGTTTCAGCAGCTTTGTTTGTATCACCACCCAAAGACTGCAAGAGACTCGCTGAGAAGCCTGTCACATTCTCCATATAAGCATTGGCTGACAGACCTGTTGTCCGGTAGGCTTCATTAGCATATCCCTTTACCTTGTCAGCAGAACCCTTGAAAAGAGTTTCAATACCTCCGAGCGATTGCTGAAGCGCTGCACCTTCACTGATAGCAGCTGAAAATGCCTTGCCAATCCCTGCCGCTGCAATAACTTTCGTCATAACACCAACAAGACTAGAACCTAATGACTGTCCAGCACTTTGCCCTGCTGCACTCGCTTCAGGATTGAGGATTGATTGGATTTTCCCAGTAATACCTCTTGCTGATGGTATCAATTGTACATAAGCCTGTGCTATTTCTGTAGCCACTAATCCTCACCTCCTATCTTTTCTAAAATTTTCTGACGATATTCTTCAAAGTCCTCACCAGAATCAAAGATCATCTCCTTGCTTTCTTTAGCTTTAGTTTTTCCTGTTAGTTCCTCTGCAACCATTAATGGTTTGTTGATTCCTTTCTGACCGTCTGTTGTTTTAAACCAAACAAGAGCAGAAAGCCTATCAAGCACGCCTGCAAGCAAAAAGGTTTCAAAAGGAACTTTGCTATTGGTCATTGCTAGTTTGATCCGTGAATCATCTCTCAGACCAAAAGCAAAAACAGCTACCTGGTCAGCAGGTAACTGTCTGTAATCAAAAACCCCATATGTTTCAGCTAAATCACAAATAAGAGCATCTTCATCTGTTTGAATCATTCTAGCAAGGAGCGCTATTTTTTTAACTGGTTCTGACTTGTGAAAATCTCACTAATTTCTGCTCCCATTTTATCCAAAGGAACAATGCCATCCGCAGTCCGCACATGGTTTTTCAAATCTTCTGATTTGTCACCAAGCATAAATTTGACCACTTTTGGTAAAACTGCCGGATTTGTATCTACTTCAGCGATTGCTTCGAGCAACTCATAGTTTTCCAAGCGCTCTTTTGTGATTTCAAAAGCAAATCCGGTCGAAGTCACACCACGGATTGTTTTAATCTGTGGCGCAGCTTCTTTATTTTTCTTTTTGCGATTTTGTTTTGACATAGTTAAGCTCCTTTGATGTATTCATAGTGTGTGTCATCAGTAGCGTTAGGAAAGGCAGTGACTGTCGTACCATATCCAAGAACACTTCCATCGTTATAAGTGATTTCATCGATGGCAGTTACCTTTCCTGAAGGGATAACAATACGTTTAAGTACACCACCTTTTAGAACTGTTTCGATTACAAGGCAATGATGTGGCAATTCTTTTGAATTTGCCTTAATGGTAATTCCTGATGACAAGTCTCCAGATACATTATCTGATCCATAAACTTCCTTCAAAACTTCCACATTCAATGCTTCAATCAGCATATATTTGAATGTGTCTGTCTTTTCCTTTTGAACTGAACTTACAACGACACCACCCCATGCCTTAATATTTTCTGATTCTGGGGAGTTGCTATTGGTCATACCATCTTCTGAAATATATCCTAGCGCTTTAAAAGCTGCATCTAGTTCTGTTGTTGCATCTGTCGGTAATGCTGTTCCAAGAGGTGCAGAATAAACTGCTCCTCCAATTTTAGGTTTAGCAGTCGTTACGTTTGATTCTTTTGCCATTTAATTTCTCCTTTTTAAAAATAATTAATATCAAAAACGGCTTGATATCG